CCACCCGTTCCATAGTTAGCAGAACCTGTGCTATTACCGCCGTTATTACCTTGACCGCCAGTTCCAGCGCCGCCATTTTGACCGCTACCGCCTGAACCACCAGCGCCGCCACCTGAACCGCCAGCGCCGCCGGGAGCGCCACCGCCACCGTAGCCGCCGCCAGTAGAAGTTATTGAGCTAAATACTGAATCGCTACCTTTTGAGCCATTGCCTCCACCAGTCGCCACACCGTTACCGCCGCCGCCAACAGTAACGGTGTAAGTTGTTCCTGTTGTTACAGAAAATCCAGTGCTAGTTAAATATCCACCCGCACCACCGCCGCCACCAAAAGCAGCGCCGCCACCGCCGCCTCCAGCGACAACAAGATAGTCAACAGGTATAACTGTTACACCACTACCCGTAAAAAAGAAATTTTTTGCGGCAAACATTATGGTGTATATCCTTGCGTATAAGAACCATACCAACTTGCCCCATCAGAAACAAAAGTCAAAATATCCATTTTTCCAGCAGTTGCAGTAATCGTAGGTGCGCCAGCAGTAGCCCACTTAACTCCTGTAAAAGTTGCTGTTCCATTTCCAGTTGCCGCCGCTTGTTTGAGCAAAAGAATAAAACTCTTGCCGATTGCTGTGCTAGGCATAGTAAATGTGCAAGCGGTTGAAGCCGTTAATGTTGCTGTTTGAAACGTGCCGTTTGTTAACGATAGAGTATTTGAAGTTGTTACAGTTCCAATTGCAACAGCACTTTCTGTATAGTTAGTTACAGTTACGTTAGAAGTTGTTAAGTTGCCAACTGCGTTAGATGTCCCGCCAAGAGTCAGCGTAGCGTTACCAAGCGTAATGGTGCTGTTTGCAAGCAAATTATTTGGAAAGGCTGTGGCAACCGAGCTAATAGTGACGTTAGCAAACGTCATGTTGTTTAGCGTAGTAACAGTATTTCCAAGCTGAATAGCTGTATTGCCAAGCGTAATCGCCGTAGCAAAATTGGTATCCAGTTGGGACAAAGGTATGCTTGTTGTAGCACTACCAAAAGTATATTGAACTGGCATTTAGAACCTCACTCTCAATTCATGTTCGTATTCGAACCCGTTGATTACAAAATTTGCACCCGTTGATGTAACAGTCATGCCCAAATACTTACCCCATTGCTTTGCATCTGTCTTGTACAAGGTATAACCGCCGCCACCGCCATACCAACCAATTACTACTGAACTGTTGTTTATCCAAGAAATTGAAGTACTCAGATTATTAATCCAAGTGACCAATTGTCCAAGCAAAACAGAAGGGCTAGAACCTGATTCAGAGTCAACCGTCACAACCAATTGAGCAGCATTAGTCAAAGTGGCTTCAATACCGACTTTCAAGGCTTGCTTGGTGCGAATCGGGTCTTTCATCGGGTTGAGCGATGTCTGAATATAACTATTGATAGGCGAGCTATTGTCGGCATACAACCGCACACAAGACGTTCCATCTGTCCCGTAAAGATTGATTTTTCCCCCGACAGGCGCGGACGTTATGTAAGCCAAATTGTTGCCGTTACTTGTGAAAAACCATTTTTTCTCAAAAAATACGGCTTGCACATATCGGCTTGAACTGGATGTCCCCAAGCCCCCTGTGTACTTGAAATTAAAAGCAGCACACAAGATGTTATTGAGCAACACCTGACCGCCGTAAACAGGATAAGCAAAGTCAATGTTAGGGAAAACCCCATCCATAGAATCTGATATTTTGGTTGTGGTTGAACCCACAAGAGCATATACACCGTAGTCATTTAAGAACAACACTGACCTGAAATACGGGAATATTGCATTTTGTCGCTTAGTTCCAACAGAAGCGCTGACGTTGGTGTTGGTAAACAAAGTTGTGCCAGCATTGGTCACTCGCACGTCAGAAAAGACGTTGATGGAGTCATCGCCAAAGATGTACAAGAAATTGTTGGCTGACAACAATTGAATAATATTGCCGTGCAGGGTTGAGTCAGTTAGGACAGTTTGACCCGCAGAAACGCTTGTGAAGTCACTGTAAGACCCTGCCGCCGAGTAATAGACTGTGCGCCCATTAGCTATCCAAACTCTTCCGGAAAAGGTCTGAATACCCGCTAATGTTCCAGTATTGATAATTGCTTTGGCTGCGGCATTAGAGCCACCGCCACCAGTTATTGTGACCGTGATATTTGATGTGTTGGTATATCCGCTACCCACATTGGTCATTACGGCTTGGGTAACTATGCCTCCAGAAACAATACCCTGAGCAGTAGCATTTGTGCCGCCACCGCCGTTGATGGTGACGCTTAAATTGGAAGCATTGGTGTATCCCGTGCCGCCATTTGTTATCACAACTGAAACAGTGCCTTGGGCAAAAGTTGTGATGCCAGCTACAGCATTAGCGTTTGAGCCACCACCGCCCACAAAACTGATTGTTGGAGAGGTGTTATAGCCCGTTCCAGCCTCTGTAATTATGATGGACGATACAGCGTTAGCCGTGATGGTTGCAATCGCCGTAGCCTGTACCCCGTTGGTGTTGTTAGGTGCAGAAATGACAACTGCTGGCGCAGAAGAATAACCAGAGCCTCCGCTAATAACGCCAATTTGTCCAACACCGCCAATAAAAACTAGGTTTGTTCCATCCCATGTGAAATAACCTTTTGCCGGGTCAGCAATCAAAACACGGTCATTTTTCCATTGTGAAATGTTGACACCAGACCCGCTGAATGTTCCAGCAGTCGCAATAGTGCCTTTGGTGTTTGTGTCTAACCTTACATATTCAGCAGAACCGTCTGTCTCAAAAGCAATCAAATAATCAACTAAGTTGATACCCGCTGAAGAAAAATAGGTGACTGTATTTGCAAAAGTGACGCTACCTACATTGGAATATGTAGGCGTAATCTTGAGATTGCCATAACCAATAGGCATAGCGTTCTCAAGCCAGTAAAACTCATCATCGCCAATAGCAGTTCTGTTCGCTTTGGTGTTTACACCCTTGAACTGTTTGACAACCTCGTAGGATTTTTTTTGTTCTGCGGCTGCCATGATTTAAAACGAAGTTGAGTATGGGTCTGGAATCCTTCTTGTAAAAGTGGATGTCAGAACTGCTTGCGCTTTTTGCTTGTACTGCTGCAAATAAATTTCAGCTTCACCAAATGACTGTTCATAGTATTTGGCAAGATGAGCAGCATAGAACTGTACGACAGTATCGTATGGGTCATTTATGGTATCTGTATCTGACAGATTAACCATAGCAGTGGGCAAAATAACCGTGTCTAAGTCGATGACGTAGGCTTGGTCTGGAACAGGTCCGACATAAATTTGAGATTGACCAAAAATGCTAAAGCAAATTGGACGACCAACGTAGTTTTGCCAATAGCGCAATTGAGCATTGAATTGCGTCCAAGGCAAATACCGCAATGGAATTCTTGAATTTCCCCAATAAAGATTGACGTTTAAAACGTCAAGCGTTAACAATCCTGATGGCAACGCTGCAAAGTTGATAACTTCACAAGGCGCAACATATTGATAAGTGACCGCACTATCAGATAACGTCTGAACCGTTGTTGGCGGGTAGACATAGTTGGCTGAAGGATAAGGAGGCACGGTAGAGCCAAGAGTGCCACCTGTAACAATTTGATAAATAAATATGTTTGAGAAAACATATTGTCCAGCGGTCACAGCCAATCCGGTTGACCAAATAACTGGATTGTTGCCGCCAGCCACGGGAGGTGCAGGAGACTGAGACACTTGCACCGTTCTCAAACACCCTGTGTCTCTTACGACACGTTCACGCGCACTGTTGATGTAGCTTGTTAGCTGGTCATTAGTGTAGAAATTTGCATTTGCGTCATGCAGCAAATATCTAACTTGCGTGATGTAGCCTTGGAGTGTTTGAGCCATGCGTTACCCATTTTGTCGAGCGTCAAAATTTCCCCCTACCTTCTTGGAAGGCAGAGGTACTCTTTCAACCACCGGGGATAACGAGTGGTCTTTCATAGGAGGCTTGGTAGAGATTTCTATTTTTGACAAGATTTTCAATCCTTCAGGAATGTCATTCTTCGTCTGAATCATGGCAAGCCTCGCCATGTAAATTTCTTTGTCAGGGTCGCCATGTCCAAATATGTGACAAACAGCATCTTCTGGAGCTTCAACCGTTTCCCCCACAGGGAAGGTGTACGGCTTGTACTCAAAAGAAAATGTAATGGGCTTTTCCCATTTGTTTGTCACATATAAGGTTTGCATGGTCTTAGAAGGTTACTGTATCGCCGTAGACACGAATATCAATCGTGCCGTTTGTCGATGTTGCGTTTACTTTTACAAACAATGCCTGAACGGTGTTGCCAGACAAAACAGTAGTCGTTGAGTATGGGCTTGCAACTGTCAAATCCTGATATGTACCAGTAGTTGTCAAATTTGCAAGCGTCACAGCAGCGATTACAGCATTGCTAGTGTTACCGTCACTTGTAGTCAGGATAGACACGTTAGCGTTTGCTACATTTCCACCCGGATTTTGAACGGTAACTCTCCGAACAATTACGCCTCCAGAATTAACGATGGCATTACCAGAAGTAAGACCACCGCTAAGAATGGGAAGCGCAACAACAGCATTGCCCGTTGCGGCAAGAGAAACGCCAGTAGCCAAGGCAATCGCATAATTGCCAAAACTATCTGGATATTTCTGTGCTACTGAATCGGGATTAGCCATTGTGTCTCCTTAACTGTTATAAGTGCCAGAGACAGATTGACCACCGTTGGTAGCCAACAAAGTCACGACATCGCTAGTTGCGGTTGTTTTGGCATAGACGTTCACACCATCAGAAATGATAACGCCGCCTACGTTGGCTGCCGAGACAGTCACGTTAGAAGAGCCGTTATAAGCAATCACAGAAGTGTTTGCCTGTGGGAACATCACATACACACCAGCAGGAATGACAGTACCGTTTCCGGTGCTGACAGCCGTGACTGTGGTTGTTAAGAAGTACGCACCAGCGGTGTTGCTTTGTGCGCCTGACAGAATGATTTTATTCGTGCTTAATGACATGGTTTATTGCTCCTTATAGTGACAAAGAGTTGTAACCAGACACTACTGCCATTGATTTGGGTTTGGTCGAAACCATTTCCGCAATCATCAGCACAGCACCAACATAACCAATTTGCCAGTTAGGAAGTGTGGACTCAAATCCAGTAAACACAAACGAACCTTGCTCATGGACGTACAGAGACAAGTAGTTAGTGTTCAGGAAGTAAACCGTACCTTCTGGACAGTAAGGGTCTGGATAGATTGGCACACCAGCAACCATCAAGGCGCGGAAAGCAGCTTGAGGACCGTTAGCGTCACCATCGAACCCGTGACCGGGGGTGATAACGTATTGTTCTTGACCAACAAAGTCTTGAGCCAACAGCGTCCAAGTACCAAAACCGCAAACACCAAAGCTAGGCACTTCAGCACCGTTTTTCACAGTACCAGAAATGTATTGCAGGATGTTCTGACGGGTTGGGTTGACGTTACCAGCAGAGTAAGACTTTGACTGCCACCAAGTGTATGCAGAACGGCTGATGTTGCCATAAGTGCCAGAGGCAGAAACGGCAGCAGGGAGTCCTGTGAATTG